GTTGGGCATGCCGATGGATAGGACATAAACACTGTTCCACACCCGCAATCCAAATTTTCAAAAAACAGGATTCAAATACCGCTATTTGAATCCCCCACCCCCCTAAAAATTTTAAAAAATTCCCAAGGTACCATGTCAAACGTTGGACAACACCAAATAAAAAAATGCCCCACCAGCGTCAACTAGTGGGGCAAAAGATGGCAACAATCCATCAAGGAGAAGCAATGACTTGCGCCATTACCGAAAAGAAGTGTACACTAACACCAACGAGGCAACAAGTGCGACGCCAGCACTAACCCTACGCAATGCTAGAACATTTGATTTACGGCGAGTTTCATCCAGAGGTGGTCGACGCCACCGCGGAAGTCCTGTCTTTTGAAAAGGCAGACCCAACTACAACCATTGACGCCAAAGTCAAGACGGCTGAGTGGCTGAAGAACTTAGAGCTTGAGGACGAAGAGATCGAGTCCAAGGCAGAACAAGAATCTGCCCGTAAGTCTTTTGCTTCTCTCGTGACAGGCCAGCCTGTTGGGAATACGCAACAAGCGCTAGCTAACTTAAAGACCCCTGCTGCAGTGCAGCATTTGGTTGGGATGCTCACTGCCTACGATTGGGCGTTTGTCGAGCAGGCCAAGGAACTGCGGGGCTACGCAGTGGCGCAGATCCTAGAAGAAGTCAAACACCCAGATGCACGGATTCGACTCAAGGCGCTAGACATGCTGGGTAAAGTTACGGAAGTGGCGTTGTTTACTGAACGCATTGAGGTCAAGAAGACCGAGATGTCTGATATGGAGCTTGAGTCCCGCATCAAAGACAAGCTCAACAGGTTCATGGGTGTGATTGATGTGGTAGACGTTACAGAAGAAAAGACGGATGAAGCCTGAGAATTTCACCACCCTGAGCAAACTTGAGCTAGAAGCTATGGCCAAGGCTCTGCCGCACTTGTCCAAACAAGAGAAACTGGAGCTTTTTAACGATTTGGACTTGCGTGAGTCCCGCGCCAATCTACAGGCGGCTAAAACAAACATGCTAGGCTTTGCCACGGCGGTGTATCCGGGCTTTAAAGTTGGCCCCCATCACAAGAAACTTGCCAAAATCTTTACCGATGTGGTCGAAGGCAGGAAAAAACGCGTGATTATCAACATCGCGCCGCGTATGGGTAAGTCTGAGTTCTCGTCTTACCTGTTCCCTGCGTACTTTTTAGGTAAATATCCTGAGAAGAAGATCATCATGGGCACGCACACTGCGAGTTTGTCTGAAGACTTTGGCCGTCGCATACGTAACTTGATTGATTCTGATGAATACAGAGAAGTTTTCCCCCAGACAATGGTGGCAGATGACCAAAAAGCTGCCGGTAAGTGGTCTACAAGCGCTGGCGGTCAGTACTATGCTGCTGGTGTCGGGGGCGCTCTTGCTGGTCGTGGTGCTGATTTGTTCGTTATTGACGATCCTCACTCGGAACAGGACGTAAAGTCCAACAGTAGACTCGCGTTTGATACCGCATGGTCTTGGTTCCAGACTGGTCCACTACAGCGTTTGATGCCGGGCGGTGGGATTATCATTGTGATGACCCGTTGGTCGCTCCTAGACCTGACTGGGCGCCTGATTGACTACCAAACCAAGAACCCAGAGGCAGTTCCATGGGAGATTGTGGAGTTGCCGGCCATTCTGAACGAGGATGAAGACGACGAGAAGTCTCTTTGGCCTGAACAATGGTCACTTGAGGCGCTTAAAGCGACTAAAGCCAGTATTGACCCGCGTTATTGGAACGCGCAGTACATGCAGCAGCCCACATCTGAGAACTCTGCCATCGTCAGCCGCAAAATGTGGCGTATTTGGGAGCCGGATGACCCACCAAGGTGCGAATACATCATCCAGTCTTGGGATACGGCGTTTGAAACCAAGAATACGTCCGACTACTCTGCGTGTACAACGTGGGGCATCTTCTACAACGAGGAAGAAAATGACTCCCCCCAACTTATCTTACTGGATGCGTTTAAAGATCGCATGGCTTTCCCTGAGCTTAAGGTGGTGGCGCTTAAGCAGTACAAAGAGTGGGAACCGGATGCGTTCATTGTGGAGAAAAAGGCGTCCGGGGGGCCGTTGATTCAGGAACTTCGGGCATTGGGAATCCCAGTGCAAGAATTTTCCCCAAGTCGTGGCAACGACAAGATGGTGCGCGTCAACGCGGTTGCGGATTTGTTCAGTTCAGGTAAAGTCTGGGCACCCGACACACGCTGGGCACGAGAAGTGATTGAAGAGCTAGCTGCGTTCCCAGTTGGGGAGCACGACGACTACGTGGACACGACAACACAGGCGCTGCTACGCTTTAGGCAAGGCGGCTTTATCAGTTTAGATACGGACGAGAAAGATGACCTTGCGATCTTTCACCGCCGGAAACACGAATACTACTAGGAACACACATGGCAACGAACATCGACAAAGCGCTGTACCAACAACCAATGGGCATTGACGCGCTGGGTGAACAGGAATCCCCTCTTGAGATTGAGATTGTTGATCCCGAAGAAGTCACCATTGGTATGGACGGTGTGGAGATTACCCTCTCGCCCGGAGAGGACGACGATGAAGAAGGCTTTGACGATAACTTGGCTGAGCACATAAAAAGTGGTGCCTTGCAGTCGCTGGCTGGGGACTTGGTGTCTGACATTGACAATGACAAGAATGGCCGCAAGGACTGGGAGAAGTCTTACACAGAAGGGTTGAAACTTCTTGGGCTTCAGATTGAAGAGCGCACTGAACCTTGGAACGGCGCATGCGGTGTGTTCCACCCCATGATTACAGAAGCCGTTGTACGCTTCCAAGCTGAGACAATCACTGAGACGTTCCCAGCCCAAGGGCCTGTGCGTAGCAAACTCATCGGCAAAGAAACGCCAGAGATGAAAGAGATTGCGTCTAACGTTGAAGACGACATGAACTACGAGTTGACGGAAGTCATGACGGAGTACCGTGGTGAACACGAGCGCATGTTGTGGTCACTGCCAGCCACAGGCTCAGCGTTTAAGAAGGTGTACTACGATCCCAACTTGGGACGTCAAGTGTCGATGTTTATTCCTGCGGAAGACATGTATCTGCCGTACGGCACAACGGATCTAGATACTTGTTACCGCATCACGCACGTTATGCGCAAGACCAAGAACGAGATCATCAAACTTCAGCAAGCAGGCTTCTATATTGACATTGACTTGGCTGACGCCCCCAAAGAGTTGACCGACATTCAGAAAGCCAAGGACAAAGAGACAGGTTTTAGCGATTTGAACGACGACCGCTACACGCTGTATGAGTGCCACGTTGACTTGAACCTTGAAGGTTACGAAGACGAAGATGATTCTGGCGAAGAGACCGGCATCATGTTGCCGTACGTTGTCACGTTGATTAAAGGCTCTAACGACATCCTGTCAATCCGCCGCAACTGGAAGGAAGATGATGACCTCCGACTCAAGCGCCAGCACTTCGTTCACTACCAATATATTCCGGGTTTTGGAGCTTACGGCTTCGGGCTTTTTCACCTTATCGGAGGCTTTGCTAAATCCGCTACATCCCTCATGCGACAGCTTGTCGATGCAGGAACACTCAGCAACTTGCCCGGTGGACTCAAGACACGGGGCCTGCGAATCAAAGGTGACGACACACCAATTGCACCCGGAGAGTTCCGTGATGTAGACGTTGGCTCGGGCACGATCCGTGACAACATCTTGCCGCTCCCGTACAAGGAGCCAAGCGCTACGCTGTTTAACTTGATGCAGACCATTGTTGATGAAGGCCGCCGCTTTGCCGCAACTGCTGACATGAAGGTGTCGGACATGTCTGCGCAAGCTCCTGTTGGAACAACGCTGGCTCTCTTGGAGCGTCAGTTAAAGGTGATGACGGCGGTGCAGGCTCGTGTGCACTTTGCCTTGAAGCAAGAGTTCAAACTCTTGAAAAACATTATCCGGGACTACACCGACGCAGACTACACATACACACCCGAGTACGGCACTCGCAAAGCTAAAAAAGCCGACTATGATTTGGTGGATGTGATTCCCGTGTCAGACCCCAATGCGGCCACCATGAGCCAGCGCGTGATCCAGTACCAAGCTGTGATTCAGATGGCGCAGATGGCTCCGGACATTTACAACTTGCCAGAACTGCATCGCGGTATGTTGAATGTCTTGGGTATCAAGAACGCAGAGAAGCTTGTGCCAATTGAGGACGATCAGAAACCAACAGACCCCGTGCAAGAGAACCAGAATGCGCTTAAGGGCAAGCCGCTTAAAGCGTTTTTACATCAGGATCACGCAGCGCATATGCAAGTGCACATGATGTTGATGCAAGACCCGATGATGCAGCAATTCATTGGCCAGAACCCACAGGCTCCCAAGATCATGGGCGCAATCACGGCCCACATTGCAGAGCACGTTGGTTATCAGATGCGCCAGCAGATCGAGCAGCAGTTGGGTATGCCGTTGCCTCCCGAAGACGAGAAGTTGCCACCGCAGGTGGAGATCGCGTTGTCCGGCATGATGGCTCAAGCGGCTCAGCAGGTTCTTATGCAGAACCAAGCCAAGGCGGCTCAGATGCAGGCACAGCAACAGATGCAAGACCCCGTCATGCAGTTGCAGATGCAGGAACTCCAACTTAAAGGTCAGGAACTTGAGTTGAAGAAACAGAAGATCATGATGGACGCTGCTGCCAAGGCCGATCAACAGGCTTTGAAAGAGCAAGAAGTCAGCGGCAAACTGGAGTTGGAAGCTCTTCGCACAGGTGCGCAAATCAAAGAGAGCGAATT